TGCCAGTAAGAGTAATGGATCATTGGATTCACAGATACCAATCTGTAATAGATGATAGAATAAAAGACTTAAGAGATCAACAATCACTTGATAAGAAAAAAAGTTTAGACTCTAAAAGGTCTGATTTCTATGATGCTAATGGTATTAGAGGAAAGCTTGAAGATTATCAAAAAGCTATAGATGAGAAAGAAAAAGCTCATGATGATTTGTTAAGCACTTTAGACTTTATGTTTAGTGAAGCAAATAAAGGAGAAACTAATGGTAAGCGTTATACTTATAGCTATAGTACTCCTCGAAGTGTTAGAGATTTTCAAGAACAATTTGATAAGCTTATATTAAAAGGCTTTGATAAATGGTGGGAAGATAATACAGAAGAAGGTAAGCAGATTAAAGAATTAAAGGAAATGAGAAAGCATGTAATGGATGCAGTATATGCTTCAGCAACTCCTAAGAATCTGTTGGATGGACTTACAACTGTAATGAAATCTCTTGATGCAGATGTATTATTAAATGGAGGTTCAAAACCTTTACTTGAAGAACTAAATGAGGTTGTAATTCAGCCTAAGTAGTTGTAAATTATAATGGTTAGCAGGTAGTGTAATAAGCTTCGGTGATTTGTAATCTAATAGATGAAAACTCAAGACTTTTAATCAGCAGTAATCAGCTGATATACTTTCTACTTTCCATTTTGTATAATGGTTAGCAGGTGGGTGTGGCGTGGTGTTATCACTATCATAAAGTTTAATAACAGACTTAAAACAAATCCTGCTCTCCATTATTTAACCCTTAAACAAAACAGGAGATGATATGCTCAAAAAGAAAGTACTATTCTTTGATTTAGAACATGGTTCACAAAGTTTAGGCTCAAAAGAGTACATTCAAAAGATGTTTGGTTACCCTGAACTAGAGCCTGCAACTTTTAAAGAGTTTCAGAATATTATTCAACAACTATATTCTAAAAAGAGTGTAGAACAAGATGTTAAAGTAGGTAATATTACTGTTAAACAAAGCTTAAAGAAAGTTGTAGCTAATCAAGGTAATGAAATAGATGTAGTTGTAATTGATACTGTATCAGAACTTAGCAAGAAATACATGAGAAGTCTGATGGGTAATCAAAATAAAATGCAATTAGCAGATTGGTCTACATTAAAGAATACATTAGATAAGCTTTTAGATATGATTACTTTATTGCCTGGCACATTAATATGTAATTGTCATGGTAAAGTACAAACTATGGATGATGGTGCAAATAAAATTGTACCTTACATTGATGGTAGTACTAAAGAAGATATATCTAAATGGTTTGATTTTGTATTCTATGCTATAGCAAAGACAAACCTGAAAGGTGAAACACAATACCTTTGGAGAACAGGTCGAACAGAAAAATATGATAATGCAAAAGATAGAACTCAACTATTAGATGTTGAGATAGAACAAGATTATCAACTTGTATTCGATGCTGTTAAAAAGAAAGGCTGGGATGGTGCAAAGATTCTAATCATAGGTTCACCAGGCTCAGGTAAAACACTCAGTTTAAAAACAATAAATAAGGAAGCTAAATAATGGCTGTTATAACAATAAAGAAGAATCAGGATTTCACTGATTATTCAACAGGTTGGAAAGAACTTACTATAATCTCTGCTGAGAAAGGTAAGTATCAAAATGAGAAAGCTACTAAATATATAGATCTCAGATTTGAAGGTTATCCTGAAAACTTAAAGCTAAGACTTCATCAAAAGTTTAATAAAACTACTAAAGAAGAGTTTTGTGTTACAAGAGCTTTCAGATATACTAATTCAGGGATTAAAGAAATAGCAGAAAGTGAAGGTGATTATAGAGTAGAGATTGAAACTAATCCAGAACACTTAATAGGTTGTAAGATTAATGCTTATTTCTACAAGAATCAGAAAGGTTATACTGATATATCTGATAATATTCTTCCAGCTGAACCATTTGAGAATCAAATTGAGAAGTGGGATGAAAAGAAGATTGAAGATAGTAAATCTTATACATTGAAGAATAACATTAAACCATATATTCCAAATCAAGATGAAGTACATGGTCCTGTTCGTCAAGGAAATACAGATGTAGATTCTGACAATAGTGATTATGGAGACGACTGGTAGAAAGTAATACTTAATAAACTAAAGGGAGTGTTATTGCAATGCTCCCTTTTTCATCTGGAGTAAAAATGTTAAGAGAATATGCTCAATCTTTATCTAATAGAGGAAATTTTATTGATGAGTTAGAAGTTAATAAAGTTAAACATGGCAAAGATAGATTCATGTCATTGTTCTGTTATGATGAAGATGTTCTAAAATATGTAAAAGAAAAAAGAAAGATAGCTGGGTATAATGGTAAGATATATTTAGCTAAAGAACATATCATAGATGTAGATGGAGAAACATATGGAGAAGGAAGAGATTCGGCTGCAGACTTGGTTGAATTACTTAAAGATCTAAATGTTCCTCACAAAATATTCTTTTCTGGTACAGGATTTCATATATCCATTCCTCAACAAGCCTTTAAATGGGAACCTCATGTGGATCTTCATAACTATGTTAAAGATGCATTGAGTAATAAGGGTATATTTAACTTTGCAGATGTAAGTGTTACTGATAAAACTAGAATTATAAGACTGAATAATACTGTAAATAGTAAAAGTGGTTTATATAAAATTAATTTAGATGAAATACTAACATTGAATGAAATAAGTATAAGTGATATAAGTAAAGTAGACATAAAACAATATGCTGCTAAGGCTAAAGATATATCAACTTATGGATTTCCAGAAGAGATGGAACCTATCTTTGATGCATTACCTAACAAGACTAAATCTATAATAAAACCTACTATATCTAAACCAAAAGACGACTTTGGTAGACATGCTGATCCAGTAAACTATCCTTGTATACAAGATATGTTAAAATGGACAGGCTTTGGAAAAAGACACCAGATAGCTCTTAGATTATCCGCATGGTTTAGATGGAGGTATCCAGAACATATAGTAAAACTTATTATGGAAGACTGGAGAAAGCAGGTTTCAACTGAAGAAAAGCCTTTCACTAAGAAAGAAATGAAAGGTATAGTTGAATCTGCATACTCTGGTCATAATGGTAGTGGAAACAATTATGGATGCAATGACTCAATAAGAGATTCATTCTGCAAACAATCATGTAGATTATTTAGTGCTAAGAAAGATAATAATATGATTGATTTCATGCAAATGGCTCAACAAGCTGTAACCTTTTATCAAAGTGGCATAAAAGCTGTAGATGTAGGTGAACTATATAATGAAAACTTTCCTATATATCCTGGAGAGTTAGTAATTGTACAAGCACCACCTAAGTCTATGAAAACTATGCTAATACATAATTGGATAGCTTCTTTCAAAAAGCCTACATACTTTCTTGAAATGGAAATGTCACCAAGACAGATGTACATAAGACATGTGCAAATAAGAGGTGGTAAAAGCTATGAAGAAATAGAGAATGACTTAAGAAATGGAGATATAAGTTATTCAGAAGATTCTGATTGGCTAACTATTGATTATAAGCCTTGTTTTCCATTTGAACTACAGAAAAGAATAGACTTAATGAGAAAGAAACCTGAAATAATTGTTGTTGATCATATAGGTTTAATGGAAAGTAATAAATATGATATGAATGCAAAGATGGAAGAGATAATGGCTACACTTAGAGATGTTGCTATAAAGAATAACATGATTGTATTTGCTGTTTCTGAAATGACTAAAGAGTCAATGAATACTAAGAATGGAGTACCTGCTATTGCAGCCTCAAGAGGTAGTGCAAGAATAGGTTATACTGCAAATAAAGTATTGCAAATAAAAGCATACAGAGAACAGGGAGAAATCAGTTATTTAATATTAGATTGTGTAGCTAACAGAGAGAAAGAAAGTTTGTATGTACATCTCGAACCAGAAAATTGTAGACTAATTAAATCAAATAAAGGAATAACTAATGAAGAATAATAGATCTATATTTGATATTACAACTGATATTGCGACTATTAGCTCAGATATTTTTCTTAATGAAGAAGAGATTGAAAAGAGGTTGGGAGAGCTCTATCAAGAACTTCAACATAAAGAAGATGGTATCTGGGCTTTAGTCCAGAAATTTCAACAGGATGTAGAACTTGCTGATAAATATCTTGCAAAGATACAGAAACAAAAAAAGATAAGACAGAATGCTATAAAAAGTATAAAGAATATGGTTATAGATGTTAATCAATCCATAGGACAACTACCTAAGCATTCAGACTTTAATCCAATAACTATTGGAAAGACTGCTTCTGTAAATGTAATAGATGAAAGCAAGATACCTGATGAATATTGGGTAGAAGTTGTAACTAAGAAACTAGATAAAAAGAAAATGTTATCTGCTATGAAAAGTGGTACGAAGATACCTGGAGCAGACATTAATAATAATCAACATGTAAGAGGACTAAAATAATGAACTTAAAGAACACATCACCATATGCAGATATAAAAAAAGAGCAATTAGCTTATGGACAAGGAATGAAGTCAAAAGCTTATGGTGTTAAAATAGCTGGAACAAATACAAATCAGATAGGAGATTCTTATGAGGCTTGGCAAGAAGTAGGGATAGTATCTTCAGAATATCTTCTTGTACCTAATAAGACTATGGTGCAGATGGCTGAAGATGTAATGGCTGGATCTACTTTAGAGTTTGAACCAGAGAAACAATTTTGGAATGGA